CATCCAGTGCATCACGCATGACGGTGATCGCATCGGTGCTGTTAACAAGTTCATCAGCCAGTCCGGCATCAATGGCCTCCTGACCGCTGTACACTGCAGCCTCGGTATCCAGCACAGCCTGCACAGACAGGCCGGTATATGCCGACACCTTCTGCGCAAACATCTGGCGGGTTGCGTCCATCCGGGACTGCAGTGTCTCCCGGACGTCATCCGGAAGATGGCTGTAGGGATTGCCATCCACCTTATGGCTGCCGCTGTAAATCAGCGTGATTTCCACACCCTGTTTCTCCAGGGCAGCACCGTAATTACTGTGAGCCATCATGACGCCGATGGAGCCTGTCCGGGCGGTCTGCGTGACCAGACGCCGGGAGGCGGCACTGGCAAGCAGCTGACCTGCACTGCAGTTCATGTCGTTGGCCAGCGCCCATACCGGTTTTATGTCTCGCACACGGGCGATGATGTCAGCGCAGTCAAATGCCCCCGCCACCATTCCGCCTGGCGTGTCCATATCGAGCAGAATGCCGTCCACCATCGGGTCGCTGGCAGCCTGTTGCAGACGGGCGATAATGCCGTTGTAACCGGTCATCCCCGAGTACGGCTGCAGCGCCCGCGTCCGGCTGACCAGCGTGCCGGACACCGGCAGCACGGCGATGCCGTTCATGACCTGATAACTGCGGGCCTGTCGTGGTCCGTCATCATCACCGGATAACGCCAGCGTCGCGAGTGCCTCCTGGGCAGTCAGGCTGTCGCCGGACACCGCATCCGTCAGGCGGCTGATCCCAAGCTGGCCTGCAAGCGCACAAAAGAAAACCCGCGCATAGGCGGGTTCAAGCATCAGCGGCTCATTAAAGGCCATGCTGGCAATATGCGGGAGATTACGCAGCTCTGCTGTCACTCTTCTCCTCCTCTGTTGATTGTCGCAGCCCGGATTCAAATGCCGCAGCCGCCCAGGCGGGCGGTTTAAGACCGGCTGCACGGCGCTCCATCGTTTCACGGACCTGCTGGGCAAAAATTTCCTGATAGTCGTCGCCGCGTTTCGCGCACTCTTTCTCGTAGGTACTCAGTCCGGCTTCTATCAGCATCACCGCTTCCTGAACTTCTTTCAGACCATCGATGGCCATACGACCGTAGCCTATCCAGTCGCAGTTCCCCCAGGCACTACGGGCTTCCTGAAAACTGAAGCGCGCTTTTGAAGGTAACGTCACCACGCGGCGGGCGATGGCCTCTTCCAGCCAGCACAGAAACATCTGGCTCGCCTGACGGGATGCGACGAATTTTCGCCGCCCCATAAAGTGCGCCCACGACTCGTTCGCGCTGGCCCGTGCCGTGGAGTAGCTCATCTGGGCGTAATTCCGGGAAAGCTGCTCATACGAGACACCCAGTCCGGCAGCGATATACCGCAGCAGTGACTGCTCAAACACGGAGTAGCCGTTATCCGTGTCCTGAGCCGTCTGCAGGTTCAGTGAGTCACCCGGCATCAGGTGCGGCACTTTTGCGCCTCCCAGACGGACCGGTGCTGCGGCGTAATACGCGGCAATTTCACCAATCCAGCCCGTCAGCCTTTCCCGCTGCTCCTGACTGTTCGCGCCCAGAATAAAATCCATCGCTGACTGCGTATCCAGCTCACTCTCAATGGTGGCGGCATACATCGCCTTCACAATGGCGCTCTGCAGCTGCGTGTTCTGCAGCGTGTCGAGCATCTTCATCTGCTCCATTACGCTGTAAAACACATTTGCACCGCGGGTCTGCCCGTCCTCCACGGGTTCAAAAACGTGAATGAACGAGGCGCGCCCGCCGGGTAACTCACGGGGTATCCATGCCCATTTCTGCGGCATCCAGCCAGGATAGCCGTCCTCGCTGACGTAATATCCCAGCGCCGCGCCGCTGTCATTAATCTGCACACCGGCACGGCAGTTCCGGCTGTCGCCGGTATTGTTCGGGTTGCTGATACGCTTCGGACTGACCATCCGGAACTGTGTCCGGAACAGTCGCGACGGGCTGGTATCCCAGGTGGCCTGAACGAACAGTTCACCGTTAAAGGCTGCATGGCCACACCTTCCCGAATCATCATGGTAACGTGCGTTTTCGCTCAACGTCAATGCAGCAACAGTCGTCCTCGGCAAACTCTTTCCATGCCGCTTCAACCTCGCGGGAAAAGGCACGGGCTTCTTCCTCCCCGATGCCCAGATAGCGCCAGCTTGGGCGATGACTGAGCCGGAAAAAAGACCCGACGATATGATCCTGATGCAACTGGATGGCGTTGGCGGCATAGCCGTTATTGCGTACCAGATCGTCCGCGCGGGCATTGCCACGGGTAAAGTTGGGCAGCAGGGCTGCATCCACACTTTCACCCGGTGGGTTCCACGCCCGCAACTGCCCACCAAATCCGCTGCCACCGCCGTGATAACCGGCATATTCACGCAGCGATGTCATGCCGTCCGGCCCCAGAAGGATGGGAATGGTGGACGTTTTCATACATAAAATCCTGCAGGTCCCCTGCGTCGCTGTGTCATGCCGGTCTGCACTTCCAGCTCCGCAATGTATTTTTTCAGGTCAGACACGGAAGTGGCCGTAAACTCCACTCTCCGTCCGTCTTTCTGTACCGTTGCCACCCGTTTTCCTGTCATCAGGTCATGCAGTGCCGCACGGGCAGCGGCAAGTTCTTCCTGTCGCGTCATTCATCCTCTCCGGATAAGGCACGGGCGTAATCTGCCAGTGTTTTCTTGTTGGTTGCTGCACCATCCTCTTCCTGCAGGCTCGCCAGCAGTGCACTGAGATCCAGCTGCCAGCGGGAAATACTGATGCGCAGCGCCGCCAGCGCATAAACGAAGCAGTCGAGCGCCTCATTGCGTCGCTTTTTGCTGTCCCACAGTATTTTTTTCCTGCCATCCACCCATTTTTCGACCTGCTCTTCAGCAGTCAGCTGCTGCGCTTCGGTCAGATCAAAAATATCCGGGTTATTCGGGAAGTGAACGGCACCGGGAAGCGGTTCATCCCCTTCCGGCGTCAGTGTGAAGCGGTTATAAATCTGCTCTTTCGCGGTATCCGTACCGATTTCGGTAAGGTAAACCCCGTTTTTGTTTCGCTTACGTGGCATGCTGGCCACCGGCTTTCCGTAGACGGATGCCCCTTTAATGGGGATCACCCGGAACAGCCCATGTTTTTTCGAGCGTTCATACACAATGGTCGGGTCAATCCCGCCAGTATCCCAGCAGATACGGGATATCGACATTTCTGCACCATTCCGGCGGGTATAGGTTTTATTGATGGCCTCATCCACACGCAGCAGCGTCTGTTCATCGTCGTGGCGGCCCATAATAATCTGCCGGTCAATCAGCCAGCTTTCCTCACCCGGCCCCCATCCCCATACGCGCATTTCGTAGCGGTCCAGCTGGGAGTCGATACCGGCGGTCAGGTAAGCCACACGGTCAGGAACGGGCGCTGAATAATGCTCTTTCCGCTCTGCCATCACTTCAGCATCCGGACGTTCGCCAATTTTCGCCTCCCACGTCTCACCGAGCGTGGTGTTTACGAAGGTTTTACGTTTTCCCGTATCCCCTTTCGTTTTCATCCAGTCTTTGACAATCTGCACCCAGGTGGTGAACGGGCTGTACGCTGTCCAGATGTGAAAGGTCACACTGTCAGGCGGTTCAATCTCTTCACCGGATGACGAAAACCAGAGAATGCCATCACGGGTCCAGATCCCGGTCTTTTCGCAGATATAACGGGCATCAGTAAAGTCCAGCTCCTGCTGGCGGATGACGCAGGCATTATGCTCGCAGAGATAAAACACGCTGGAGGGGTCATCCGGCGTCCATTTGAGGCCAAACGGCGTCTCTTTGTCGCCAAATTTAAGATACTGCTCCTCCCCGCAGTGCGGGCAGGCAACATGAAAACGCATAAAATGCGGGGATTCACTGGCTGCACGCTCAATCTGGCATGTGCCTCTCACTTTGGGCGTGGAGCCACGGATGGACTTTGGCCAGACCGAGCCTTCAATACGTTTGTCGCCAAGGAACGTCGGAGAGCCTTCCTGTTCAATATCCTCATCAAAGGCAGCAAGTTCATCATAACCCGCCACATCCACTGACTTTTCACGGTAGTTTTTTGCCGCTTTACCGCCCAGGCACCAGAAGCCACGACCATTGGAAAAACGCTTCATAGTGAGCGTGTTATCCCGGTGCTTTTTGCCATACCACGGAGCCAGCGCCAGCAGCGACGGAATATCGCGGATGGTCGGCTCAACGTGGGTTTTCATAAAGTTCTCGGCATCACCATCCGTCGGCAACCAGATAAGGGTGTTGCGCTGCTTATGCTCTATGAAGTAGGCATAAACACCCAGCAGCATTTTGGAATAACCAACACGGGCAGACTTCACCACATTCACCTCGCGGACGTAGTCACTGCCCATCGCATTCATGATGGCCCGCTGAAAGGGCAGTGTTTCCCAGCGCCCTTCCTGGTATGCGGATTCTTTCGGGAGATAGTAATTGGCATCCGCCCATTCAACGGCGGTCTGTGGCTCCGGCCGGAACAGTGAGCGAAGCCCGGCGCGGACAAAATGCCGCAGCCTGTTAACCTGACTGTTCGATATATTCACTCAGCAACCCCGGTATCAGTTCATCCAGCGCGGCTGCTTTGTTCATGGCTTTGATGATATCCCGTTTCAGGAAATCAACATGTCGGTTTTCCAGTTCCGGAAAACGCCGCTGCACCGACAGGGGGATCCCGTCGAGAATACTGGCAATTTCACCTGCGATCCGCGACAACACGAAAGTACAGAATGCGGTTTCCACCACTTCAGCGGAGTCTCTGGCATTCTTCAGTTCCTGTGCGTCGGCCTGCGCACGCGTAAGTCGATGGCGTTCGTACTCAATAGTCCCTGGCTGGAGATCTGCCTCGCTGGCCTGCCGCAGTTCTTCAACCTCCCGGCGCAGCTTTTCGTTCTCAATTTCAGCATCCCTTTCGGCATACCATTTTATGACGGCGGCAGAGTCATAAAGCACCTCATTACCCTTGCCACCGCCTCGCAGAACGGGCATTCCCTGTTCCTGCCAGTTCTGAATGGTACGGATACTCGCACCGAAAATGTCAGCCAGCTGCTTTTTGTTGACTTCCATTGTTCATTCCACGGACAAAAACAGAGAAAGGAAACGACAGAGGCCAAAAAGCCCGTTTTCAGCACCTGTCGTTTCCTTTCTTTTCAGGGGGTGTTTTAAATAAAAACATTAAGTTACGACGAAGAAGAACGGAAACGCCTTAAACCGGAAAATTTTCATAAATAGCGAAAACCCGCGAGGTCGCCGCCCCGTAACCTGTCGGATCGCCGGAAAGGATCCGCAAAATGATAATAATTATCATCTGCATGTCACAACGTGCATCTACGCCATCAAACCACGTCAAATAATCAATTATGACGCAGGTATCGTATTAATTGATCTGCATCAACTTAACGTAAAAACAACTTCAGACAATACAAATCAGTGACACTGAATACAGGGCAACCTCATGTCAACGAAGAACAGAACCCGCAGAACAACAACCCGCAACATCCGCTTTCCTAACCAAATGATTGAACAAATTAACATCGCTCTTGATCAAAAAGGGTCCGGGAATTTCTCAGCCTGGGTCATTGAAGCCTGCCGCCGGAGACTGTGCTCAGAAAAAAGAGTTTCTCCTGAAGCAAACAAAGAAAAGAGTGACATTACTGAATTGCTCAGAAAACAGATCAGACCAGATTGAAGCAATTTAGATAATCGTGCAGACTACGCCCCCCTCATATCACATGGAAGGTTTATCTATGGATCAGGTAGTCATTTTTAAACAAATATTTGATAAAGTTCGAAACGATTTAAACTATCAATGGTTTTATTCTGAGCTAAAACGTCATAATGTCTCACATTACATTTACTATTTAGCCACAGAGAATGTTCATATTGTATTAAAAAATGATAATACAGTGTTATTAAAGGGCCTAAAAAACATTGTGTCTGTCAAATTTTCAAAGGATAGGCATCTTATAGAAACGACCTCTAATAAGCTGAAATCCAGAGAGATCACATTTCAGGAATACAGAAGAAACCTTGCTAAAGCAGGAGTTTTTCGGTGGGTTACAAATATCCACGAACAAAAAAGATATTACTATGCCTTTGATAATTCATTACTCTTTACTGAAAACATACAGAGCACATCACAAATGTTTCCACACTAAACCATAACGTCCGGTTTCTTCTACCCCTGCACCGGACTGGCTGACATGAAGAGCAACCCCGCGTTCAGTTGACGCGTTAATAACCCGGTGTGCATCGTTTTTGATTATTCCCGCACACTCACGCAGAAGGAATTCCCCGTCGGGCTACGGTCATGGTTAATGCGGGAATACGGCGACGATACAGCGCATGATGTGTCAGGCTTGAATACCTTTATCCGTTAAAAGGGATATCAGTTAAGTTATCCCGTGCAGGGTATAAGCCATTATCAAGCCCCCCGTAGATAGGCTTTGTAATGACATCTTCAATTAATCAGCAGTTCAGGCTGTGTCACCTGCAAGATGTATTCATGCTCGACAGCCAGGACACGCTTCTCTTTCTTCCGTTCGTTCATTAACCGACTGCCGATCGTACCTTTCAGCTTTGAGCGTGTTTCTTTGATGGCGTAGCGGTGCTGCATTTCTTCGCCAATTGCCATGCGGCGGCTCAGTTGTTCTGCCATCCAGTTGAATGCTGCGATATAGCTCTCCTTGATTGCCGCAGCAGCTTTCCCGGTGAACCCCATCACAACCATGATCCAGCCATCTTTCGTCAGGCTGTACATCGGGCGAACCTTGCCCTGCTCATCGATATAATCAGCCGACGCAAAATTGCGTTGGCTAAACTCACGCGAGCAATCAGCCTTAACCTGCTCGATTTTCCTGAGAACATCACCGTGTCGCTTGCCGAAGTACTTGGCAATTTTTCTGGATGTGGTAACGACCTCTCCGTTTTTGGCTTGCACCATTTCTCGGAAGTCGAAGGCTGGAATAACTGAATGATTATTCATAGCGTCTTTACCTTTTAGAAAGTGAGCCTGTCTCACAGAAAAGCCGCCCGAGAGAGGTCGCCACCTATAACGGCATTTCTCAGGCTCGCTTACTGAAAGGCTCTCGTTAATATGCGCGTGAGTGTCAATGACGGATGAAAAGTGATCCACTTATATCTCCACCAACGGCCCAATATTGATCCACCGTTTTACTCAGGATTAGCTTCTGCTATAACCCCGGCCTTTCGTTTCTGTCTGAGTCGATAGCTTTCTCCTTTGATTTGAACGACATGTGAGTGGTGTAAGATACGGTCCAGCATCGCTGAGGTCAGGGCTGCATCACCGGCGAACGTTTGATCCCACTGCCCGAACGGCAGATTGGATGTCAGGATCATTGCGCTCTTTTCGTAACGTTTAGCGATGACCTGGAAGAACAGTTTTGCTTCTTCCTGACTG